GTTTTGGCTGATGGTATCTCGGATGACAAAGAGGTTGCTATCTTGTCTGATGCTATCAGTAAATTCTTTAGCCTGGTTATAATCTTTAACAATGTAGGTAGTATCATAATTTTGCTTATAAATAGTGTCTAAAATCTTGTAAGGTATTTTATCGCCTTTTGTAAACTTAGTAAATTCTTTAGTGACTGTTACTGTATCAACTGTAGTTGTTGTAATGGTTTTATTCTTCCGTTTAAGTGAAAACAAAAAAACGGACATTAATATTAATAAAAATATCAGTCCGTTCTTAATCATCTAAATTTTTAGTTGCTCGGTAGTAATACCTAATCGCAAACAATCCACTGATAATGGCAATCAAAGAGGCTAACAAGGTAACTATTGGTTGAAAGTTTCCTATGCTAACTATGGCACTTGAAATGCTTAATATGGTTGCTAAATCGGCGTTATGGTTTGTCATCTTTTATTTGCGGTTGTAACTGTTTAACTAATTCTGCGGCTACTGATTTAACTTGAATGTGCGGACTTGTGCTTTGCTCTATTACTGCTAATACTGCCTCCCATTCTTGTACTGTTAACTCAACTTTTAATTTTTGTACTTCTGTTTGTACTTCTGGTTGTAATTCTTCTTTGGTTTTCATTTTTGTTTTGGTTTATCAAATGTACTTGTTTTATTCTAAATTATTATCAGTCGGCTCAGGCTCTGGCGTAACTTCTGCTATCGGCTCAACAACAGGAGGAACGTAATCACCTGTAATAGTTAAATTAAGTTGAGTAGCTACCCAATCATAAGCGTAGTCATTTGTAGCCCAACCAACGTAATCTTCTCCTGTCATTGTTAAATTACCTTGTTGTAATTGACTTTGAGTATCACTTAAAAGTGAATAGTAGAATGTAGCAGAATTGCTTAAATTGTCATTAATACAATAAGCGTTTAAAATACTTGCTTCTTGATTTGTGCCATTATCCCATATAGAGATAGGAGTTATATTTTTCATATTATTTGATTAAAATGTTGCTAAAATTGCTCCTTTTGTAGGGCATTGATTTGATGTATAATATGCCGATAAGTTAACTGAATATAAAGAACCTGTTGATATGCTTGTATAGGTTGCTAATTGAGCAGTTGTCAAAGCCTCTTTATCTAAGGCGGAAGGTATTGTACTAACTGTAATCAAACCAATAGCACCTGCATTTCTAATACAGTTTCCTGTAACTAAACTTGCATCATCTGTTCCATTCCATGTATCTGCCATATTAATTTAGTTTAGCTTTTAGTTCTTTTATCTCTTGTTGTAATTGAGCAATTAATAAAGTATGCACATCTAAATATTTTACGGCAGTAACATCTTTGTCTGTTAGTTCAGGCATTAATGAATGTATTTGCTCTGCTGAATAACCATATCGCACATCTTTGTTTTCGTCTGCTTTACGAGTGTATTGTATAACATCTAAATTTAGGTTTGTTAATGGATTAGTTTTTATAATGTCTTTACCTACTACGCTTGAAGATTCAAAAAATCCTGTTGCAGTAACCGTTGAACTAAACGTAGCTGCTCCTGTGGATGCTAATGTTAAACTTGCTACTCCATTATTTTGTAAAATTAATGGTAATGAACCTGCTGCATTTATAATTAAACTTTGTCCATAGTTTGTTATATTGTCAAAAGTCAAAGTTCTTCCACCTGAATTTGCAGTTATTGAACCGCTTGTTATTGTGCTACTAAACGTAGCTGCTCCTGTGGATGCTATGGTTAAAGCAGTTGTAATATTACCCGCTTTTCTTGTTCTAAATATTAAATTACCATTTGTTGAGCTTTCATACTCTCCATAAATTTCAGCATATTGAGTTGTAGAACCATAAAATCTAATACCACCACCTGTTGTAGTTGCGTTACCTATTGCGCTTAAATATGGATAAGCAGCTCCTGTAATATCTAAATATCCACTTCTAAAGTACCTGTTGTTGGTAATGTTAATACACCACTAGCCGTTAACGTCATTGCTTGGGTAAAGGTTATAGCGTTACCTGCTGTGCCTGATGGAGCGGTATACCATTGATGTTCTCCAGAACCTTGCCTATATCTTGAAGCCCCAACAGAAGATGTTATATATTTCCAACCACTATTAAAATAATTATTAGCTCCAACATTAGTTTCTGATACACCTGTAAAAATACCAACCGAACTTTCTATTGCTGGGAAAGTTGAAGCACTCGGTGTAACTCCTAAGCCTAAATTGCCTGAAGCGTCATTAATTAAATTACTATTTCCTATTGTACTTGCAGCAGTAAATTTAGGAATGTAATTAGTAGTACCCGTACCACCCACAGGATTAGCAGGAATAGCAGATGTCAAAGCTAAAGTACCTGTCGCTGATGGTAGCGTATAGGTGTATGTTCCGTTACCTAAATTACCTGCATTGTTTATCGTGAATTTTGTTCCTGCTGAATTACTAAAATTTGCTAAATTTCCAGAGCCGTTATTGGTTACATATAAAGTTGCAAATCCTGTTGCATTATTTAAAAAATATCCACCAATGCCATTACCAGCAGTACCATTAATACTTGCTCCACCAGTCCCAGTAGATTCACCATAAATTGCCGTACCTGTTGTAGCACTTGAATACACCCCAAAACCTGTTGTTGCAGTACCTCTAATTGCCTTACCAGATGTTGCTACACTACCAATAATATCACCACTTGTGCCTGTCATTGATAATCCAATACCATAAAGAGAACCTGTGAGCGTTTTATCACCTGCAAAGGTTTGAGTTCCTGTTGTTACAACACCCCCAAAATTTACTGAAGCAGGTTCAAGATTTAAAATACTGCCAACAAGACTCGCTGCATTTGCGTTTGGTGTTATTCCTATTGCACCTAAAGTAATTGCAGCCTGATAAGTTGTTGAATCGACCGAACCATCAGCTTTTAGAAATTGGCTTGATGTGCCTCCTGATTTTATAAATGATGCTCCTGTAATATTACCTAAATAATCTATTCTAGCTTTTGTGCCTGTACCTTGCAAATAATATAGAAATGCGTCGCCTGTCGCAATAGCTGCATTTTCAGCATAAAAACCTGTCCCTGTTGAAGAATTATTTGAATAATATGCAGTACCGCTATTGCTATTTTCAATTCTTATTGCAGTACCAGCAGATGTTTTAACTACCCTTATTGCTCCAGAACCTGTTGATGATGATGAAATACTAATACTCATATTAGTACCTGTGTCAGCTAATGTTATACCATTATTAGTACCTAAATCAACTGGTCCTGTTGCACCTGTATAAGGAACGTAACCTGTTAATGCACTTGTTAAAGCAAGTGTACCCGTAGCACTTGGTAAAGTATACGTATAAGTGCCATTAGTTATAGTTGAACCTAAAGTAAGCTGACCTGTAAAATTTGCAGTTGTTCCTACCAAAGCGCCAGTTAATGTCTTTGCTCCTGCTATCGTTTGCGTTCCTGTGGTTATTAAACCTCTATTACTTGCCGATGCACTGGGAATGTTAAACGTATGAGTATCAACCGAACTTGAGATATTAAAATCAGTCCCTGTGCTTCCAACTGCAAAGTATTGAGCCTGTTTTGTTAATCCGTTAAGCGCCGTTAACCCATTTGAAAAGGTTGTAACTATCTCTGATAAATGATTGTCCTCTGTATGTAAGGTAATCGTTCTGCCTGAATGCGTAACGTAAACCCTGATAGCTAACCTATCTGTTAATGTCAAAACAGTCTCAGGAATACCAACCGATGTGTAATAAATATCTATTGCCGTTCCATTTGTAATGCCCTCTGGAGTAGTTGCGCTAGAACCTAACAACGTGAATGTAGTGCCGTTATATTTGTAAACCTCTACGTAAAATGATGGAGTACCTCCGCTAGATGATGCACTAAAATACATCTCGACGTTCCAATTACCTGCCGGTATTAGTAAAGATGCAGGGTCATTAGCATCTGTTATAAACTGAGCAATATATCCATCAGCTGCTATAGTAAAATCAGTACCTGTGCCGATGACAGGAGTTTTATTCATTTCATAATAGGCATTCCCACCTATTGTACCCTGACTAATTGAGCCGTTAAGGTAATAGGAAACAGAAGAACCACCGCCTCCAGTTGTTGGGAAATCAGCTAATGCTCCATCACCTCTAATATACTGAGATGCTGCACCTATTGCCGTTACTGCTAAAGTCCCTGCGCTTGTAATTGGAGAGTTAGCAACCGAAAAAGCCGATGGCATTGTTAAGCCAACTGAACTCACTTTGCTATTAATTTGGTTTTGTACTTTGCCAAATGCCTGTAAGATTGTATCGGTTGCGGCAATAGCACCTCCTGTAACCGATAAGCCTGTAAGTAACTTGCTTGTTACTCTGGCATCCGTAACAATACCTCCAACAGTTGTCCTATACGCTATCTGATCGCCTGTAATGGCAATAGGTATGATGTTAGCATCAACTACTGCGCTAGGTAAAGCAGCAAAATCCTTTAAATAAACTCCATTAATTACTGGCATATCTTTTAATTTACAAGTACATATTCATCACCGCCATTATCAACATAGGTATCAGTATCAGATGCCCAAACGTAGAATATTTGATTAGAATCAATTATTGCTCCATATCCTGTTATCGTTCCTGCAAATTTAATAAAATCCTCTGATGTTCCCGTTATCTCCAAATTCTCTAAAAATCCCTCTCCTGCATCTCCTTCGTTTGTATCTAGGTTTACCATAGACCAATCCATCATCTTCCTAGACCTGCCTAAATCCTTAATATCATTCCAACCAATGATTGCCTGATCTACGGCATAAACAGCCTCAAAATTTACAGAATAAGAATGCAACTGACCTAACTGCTTCTGTCCCATTTCCTCTGTGCTTTTGCAAGTCTTAATAAAACTAATAGATTCACTCAAGCTATTGCTTAATAAGCAACCTACTGGCAAGTCATTGATGTAAAGCATTAAATTAGTCATAGCCTGTTATACTCCCACTAAATTTTATAAAATCTGTAACCTCACCTAGTATCTCAAGATTCTCAATGAATCCCTGACCTGCTTCAATATCAGGACCAACAATTTCCCAATTTACCTTAATTCTCTCTAACGCTTTTAAGCCTGTCCATGACATTATACTATTATCTGTAGTCATAACACCCTCAAAAGGAATTGAGTAGGTGTAGAGCCTTCCTAATTGAGCCTGAGCGCCTGACTGAGTAGTCTTACAAGTACCGATAAAAGAAATCTGCTCTGATCTACTTACAGAACTTAAACACCCTACAGGTATATCATTTATGTATAACATCATGGCGTTCCTTTTACTGTTACCCGAGTTGTTGCTCCATAGTCTGGAGTTTTAACATAATCTAAAGCAATCTCTTCATTTACAATCCTACCTAATACTGCTTTACAGATATTCTGTTGCAAATCATAGTTTAAACTTAGATTCATAAAGTACCCTGTTATTGAGTTAATTGACCATCTAGTGACAGGATTAAAATATCCAAATATAGAACCCTCAAACCTTACAAATGGTCCTGCATATAACCTTTGTTTTTCTTCAACTGCAATCCTTAGAAATTGTTTATTAACCTCATAAGGAACTGCTAAAATAGACTCAGATAATCCACGCCTTACCCATCGTTCTGTTAAAGTAACCTCATCATCCTGATATATAGCACCAACGTACATTACATTAGGACTATCACCATTAAAGACATTGATAGTCTCAGGCACAAAAGTAAATTTACCTGTTTGTGTTGCCGTATGTATCTCACCTATCTCATCCCCAAAGTCTAAAAATACGTAAGCAGAAATCCGAGTATAAACTATATCATTTACAGTACCTGAAGGCGCTAATATTCTAAAGGTAACATTTCCGCTAATTGGAACGGCATTAGATATAATTGTTTCCGTACCTCCTGCACCTATTTGACTTCTAAGCTGATAATAATTTATTCCCGGCTCAACTGGAGTTATTGCCCAGCTTCCATCTGCCTGTAAATAATGAGTACTTAATCCATCATATAAACTAATCACAAAATTCATATCCGTTCCATATAAAGGATCAGGATTCTCATATTCAATGATAAATTTTAATCTCTCTTGTACAGTTATGTTTAATGTTACAGGAATTAAGTTATTGTTTTGATAATAGTCAGTCAATACAGGGTAAGTGCCTCCTGTAGTGTAAAATATTACGCCACCAGTTGGATATAAACCTGCATACATTGTACCTGTTTTAGTGTATCCGGGAATAGTTACGCTATCACAAGGACCAATCGGATCGCCTCCGCAACTTTGCCCTGCACCTGTTAAATTTGGATTTGCTAATTTCTCATCTGTATTCTCAAGTTTACCATACAGATAAGCCATAGACGCATTTTTATATGGTCTATCTATCATCTTCATTTGGTCGGTATTGATATGGAAATAAGGCGATAAAATAACGCCCTCACTCTCACCTCCTAAAGTAGCATCTAAGTCAATCGTAACAGTTGGCTGATCATATATTCTTTGCCCATCTAAATATTTCCTAAACGCTAAATCACCACTCAAAGCCAATTCAGTTGGTCTATAAATATACCATTCGCCACCGCTTTGTATCATCACCGCAGTCCATTCCTCTAGTATTGACCTTAGTACATCCTCGCAATTCATTGGAGTAAATTGGTCATCTTTTATGTACCTCTCACTATTTACAAAAGACAATGCCAGAGGATCGTATGAGTTGCCCTGAGTCATGCTAGTTTCATAAATATTAACGCAAGTATTTAAGACTAAACTAGGAGCATCTAATCGAATTAAACAGGCATTTATAACCTCAATAAAACTTTGTTTACCTAAATAGAAATTACCATCATTCTGGACATAGGAAAGATTTTTAAGCAACCCTAAACCATCAACGGCATTTACAGAAATTGGATAAGGTGCAAAGGTGAACGCTTCCTGACATCCATCTGGAATGATAAAACCTGACCAAATCAAACCTCCATTTCTAAATATCTCTACTAAAAACTCACGTTCATTCTCAGTATATAAATCCTCTAATTCAAAATCCTCAGTCGCTATTAGGTTTAAGGTACACTCTGAACCTATGATAGCCTCTAGCTTATTGCTTGAAGTATTTTGATAGTTAATCTGAATAGGATTTTGTTGAGCCTGAATTTCTATTACTTCACCATCATAATCTAACTGCGATATATCACAAGTA